TGCGTCCAAATTCCAGCTCAGGGACCTGAACACCGGGTTCAAATGTGAAGACCCCGAACGAGGACCGTTTGAAGACATAAAAGGACGAGGATTCAGTTCAGGTTCGGTCTTGGCCCTTAATGCTATTGGACCTCAAGAAGACCATCTCTTGCTCGAGGATTTCACCAAGTCTCAATGGAATCCGGACTTTAAGAGGTACACAAACTCGGTCATGTATCAGCGCGTCATTCCTTTCCCACCACCCAACCCTTCTTACCAAGGTCAGACTATTCAGATAGAACTCTTACCTACTGAGCTGGGCCACCTTCTGTCAAATATGTACCTCAAAGTGACTATGCCGGCCCTGCCCACGGGTTCGCAATATTCGTCTGAAATTGGCAGAGCTTTGATAAAGCAGGTGGATCTGCTTGTGAACGAGACGGTAATCGAGACCCTCTATGATGATTGGTACATCATCCGTGATCAACTGTTCTTAGACGCTGACGAGCAAATAGGTATGTTCCAAGCGGTGGGTGGTTCCAATGTCAACTCACAAGTGGCGACGGACTACATCATCCCTCTCGAGTTTTTCTTCTGTCGCCGCAAGTCCCATAACGACCAGGACGACGAGCGTCTGCGGCGCCCCTATTTTCCACTGTGCGCCATGTGGAATCAGCGCCTGTATGTACGGTTCACCTTCCAGCCAAACACCTGGTGGTGTAACGTGGCCGCACCTCACACAACCGATTTGGTCTTGCCCAAGCTCGTGACGGAGGAAATTTTGCTTGAAAATGCGGAAAAGCTTTACTACACCAACACACCCCTCAAGTACATAGTGAATCGCGTCAAGAAGGAATCGACCCTGACCTTTTCAGCCGGTAACCCACAGCTTCAACTCACAGCCTCCTTCCCGGTACAAACTATAGCATGGTTCTTTAGAAACAAAAACTACGAGGACGTCACAACAGGTCTTTATTCAGACTCGCGCTATAATTACGGGTACACGACCCAATACATTCAAACGGGTATTCAGTTGAACTTCCCTTCGGGTGTGTCCAATTACGTGGACGTGATTGACACTGCCAAGATTACTCTTAACAATGTGGACATTTTGAGCACGTTCCAAGGGTCGCTGTACTACACATTCAAGCAGCCTTTGGAGCATGGGCTTTCCATACCTTCAAAGAGTATTTATAGTTATTCATTCGGATTAACACCCAAGGAATACAATCAGGGTGGTTACCTAAACTTTTCAAAACTTAATTCTCAGACGACAACGCTGACGCTCGTCTTCAACCCTAGCTACACGTCACAGATTTCTCAGGGGTACAACCTGTACATGTTTTATTATGGTTACACGCTTCTGGAGTTCCAGGGCGGCTTTGCTCGTCTTCCTTATGTTTAATAGGCACCTTCTCCAGGTACTCTATGATGCCGTTCTGGATACACCACTTCAGAAAGTTGAGCTGAGCACACGTCGTCGTGAACCCTTGAAAGTCCACGCGCTCCGTCCGACAAAACGGGTCAAAGAGCTTCTTGCTGTACCCATCCAGACTCGACTTGTAGGCTACATGAACCGTGAACATCTTTCCAGTGGGCGTGGTATACGTCACGTGGTTTGCTTTCGCATAGTTGGTCACGAACCACTCAAGTTTGCGAAGGGATATACCCTTGCGGTGTCCCAGAATATCGTGTAATTTTTCGCGATTCTCTGGCACATCAAAAAATTTAGAGAGGCTAGCCAGAAGAATCTCTGACTTGCTCATTAACTTTCAGGGCCTTCAAACCTCTAACTAGACTTCCCAAGGCGCCTTGACCCTTTCAACTAGTTTAGGCTGCGGTTTGGGAACCTGAGACTGATGAAACCCACAGTAGCCGTTATCAAGTGGTTTCTTTAGACACCGTTTTTTGCTCTTCAGAATTCCTTTACAAAAAACACACTCGATACCTGACGTGTCTTTGACGAGTTGCTCGATGGGCAATTGATACGTCTTGGCAATAAAATCGAGCATGGCTGATATGCGCAACCCTACTCGGCGCGAGACCTCTTCCTCGATAAGCTGGAGAATCTGTTGCTCCATTTTACTTGCTGATTCAGAGCCCTATATGTTTATGTAGCCTTTTTTGAAAACATGGACAGGAACGCCTTCCGGGCCTCCACCTCCGTTGAACTCTCCGTCTTGGCCATGAATTTCTTGTCGAAAATGAGGTCGGCACTTACAAGAGGCTCTAGCAGGTCTTGTACCGGCTTTTTGAACTGGTTCGTGAAGTAGTACTGATAGTCGAGTGGTATCTTCTTTTCCTGAACCCAAGCAGGGTCTTCAGCCTTTTCGTACATCTTCCCGTCACCCTTGATGATCACAAACGCTACTCGGTCTCCTTGTTGCGGCTCCGAACCTGGTGCACGAGCCCTAATCTTGTCGCGAACCATCACGTGAGGCGTCGGCACTTTGTACTCGGCCGCAAGTTGCTTACTCATCAACAGCTTTTCCATCGGCACCTTTCCTTGTATCAGATCTCTGGCGGCCTCTCGCGCAGCCAAAATGACCGGGTTCGGGTCACTTGACTCGAGGACCATAGACAGTAGTTTCTTGAGAGTCTCACGAACATAAGGACAACTGTCCCGCCTGACCACTTGTAGACCTTTCACATCAATCTTCTTGAACACAACCGCATCCCCCTTCTTTTCGTACATCTTGGCTGCGTAGCGCTTTTTGCTGTACAAAAAGTAAGGACAGTAAACCTTCTCTAGCTCCAAATCGTTTGGAGGCTTGAAGAGCCGTGTGCACTGCTCGGCCGCCAACTCTCCTTGGGCCCACGAGTAGTCGATCGCCTCTTGGCCCTTGCGACCCTGAACATCAAACTCTACCATCACTGAGTCCGTGTTCTTCACTACCATTTGACCAATGCCTGCCTGGAAGGTGCCGGCCTCTGTCTCGAGATCGTAGACGTAACCATCCCAGGATTCATGTAAGACGCCCATTTTTTTGACGGCTTTGGTATTCTTACGGAACGATGACTTGGTGAAAGTGAGCCTAAACATATTGCTTTTGTCCTGCCGCGTATTCAGGGAGACTTTGTATCCAAGAGACGCCAAAAACATATAGTACCACTGAGCTGTAACTTGATTTTTTGTATCGATTCGTAGACATCCACCAACCTTGTTGTCTTTCCGACACCCGTCACTTACCCACAGCCCTTGAAAGAAGGATTCATGACCCATGGCCTCGAGTGGAATCTTCTTTGCTTGTCCATCGTAGCATAACGTTCGCCAAGTTTTGACGAGTTTGACCACGTCACCCCGCGGCGAAAGTTTGTATACTCCGGAACTTTCGAGTGTGTCCATTATAACGAACTTATATTCCGGGTAGTAAGTCTCAAGAATCTCTTTACAGTTGTTGAGAAGATCAAGGTTCTGGTTATTGATTGCCCAAGTCGCCTTGGAACCTGAAGGGCACTGATAGTGACCACAAGAACCGTCACCGACAAACACTCCAATAACAAACAACATGTCATCGGAGAATCCTGAACCATGGGTCGGTTCTGGAAAACTATGAAAGAGCTCTTGGCCTTCGGAAATCTCCGTCGGTTTTAGCAAAACACAAGACGGATCCAGAAGTGAATGATCCTCTGTAACATCTACAAGTCCTGTATGAGTCAAGACGCGCCAAATCTTCTTTTGACATTTGTGCCTGATCACTCGCTTGATAGGTTGCCACCCGAGATGAGTCCAAGCCTCGAGACCGACCACATCACACTGCTCTTTGTCGGTTCCCTCCTTGAGAAACCCTGGGTAATCAATCCACACGTCTGCGAGGTTTTCAATCTTTTGGATGGAAACCTGATCACCCCGTCGAATCAATACAGGCGTTTCTGGCATAACGGAGTCTCCATACCGAACCTTGGCTCCTGGAAAGTTCTGTTCGACATAGTTTTTCGTCTCTTCGATCATCTGCCGTCCACGCATCGTGACGGTTGATGCGATTGCGACACATGGGAGCATACCTTTTGAAGCGCCCGTAAATCCGTAAATACTGTTCATGCTAATTTTATAAGCTAATTGCTGACCGTTGTAGACCGCCTCCATAGGCGTCCCTTCAGCCGCAGCCATCAGCTTTTTGGCCTTTTTACGATATGCCTTAAGGTCCGTTAAGATGACCGGAAGCAAAGAATCCACTCCCTGTGCAAATCTATAAGGTCCAAACTGCTCGTACGTGACGCCAGGCAAGTTGTCGTATCGGTCATTCATCACGAGCGTCGAGTAACACAAGTTGTGAGCACACATGATGCTCGGGTACAGAGACGCAAAATCCAGGGCCGTGATTGGTCCGTAGTACGCACCTGTTTGAGCCTCAAGAACCGTCGCGCCTTCGTACTTGCCTTCGTCGGGGCTGTTTACTCTTCTGAACGTGGGAATCACAAAGTTGAGTTCCCGGGCCTTTTTAGCCATTTGCGAAAACACCTTAATTTGCTGTCCACGTTCGCTTAGGAAAGAAAGCGGAACCCAACACGCCTTCGCCATCTCCACGAGATTCTGAATCTGGAACACCTTTGCCATGATTGCATGAGGCAGTTCCGTATCCTTAATACAATACTGAGCCACTTCTCCGAGCCGAACAGGATCACCTTCCTTATATCTACTGAAAATCTCTTTGACTGGCATATCATTCTTCTGATCCTTCAGAAAGTGCTTGGACACGTTGTTCAGTGAGTAGCTCTCGAGCTTGTGCTCACGCTTGATGTCCTGAAAGAGGTCAAAGACGTACCGGCCTTTCATGGGCACCATCTTGAGCTCGTTGTTCCCTAACGCACTCGAACTTAGGTTCTTTTCAACTAGGGTCGCCACATCACCTCGAATCCGACCCCACACAGGGCTCAGGCCACAATGGATCGTCGCTCGTACGATGAGAAACTCCAAGTCGAACCCGAATATGTTCCAGCCCGTGATGATGTCCGGATCGGTTTTGATGAGGTACTTTTCGAAAGCCTCCAGGAGTTCCTTTTCAGTCTTGAAACACTCCACATCAGATCCTGCCGTTTCTTTGAGACACAAGCACTTTCGGTCCAGATACCCCTCTTGTCCAAATGCCTTGGTCGTCATACCAATCTGGAAAACAACGTCGCGTGGGTTTTTGGGATCAGGGAAAGCTCCCGTACTCGAGTAACACTCAATGTCGAACGACATGATTCTCAGAGGTGCCAGACTGTCCCGGTCAAGAGGGGTCACGAATCGCCAGTTGGGCGCCCAGAGGTTCACTTCACACGTAGACTCGGCGTCAGGCTCACAAAGTCCAGGGTCTATCCATCCAGTCGACGTACACCCAGACACGTGCATAAAACGTAGGACGGGATCGATGTTCGACTCGTACATCCGGCACACCATAAGTTCGGGATGCTTATTGTTTTCCACACAGTACGCGAAGCTTCTGAGCGCACGATGCGTCTTGAACTCGACTCGATAAAAGCGCGATAGCTCTCCGTTTTGAAATCCCCAAAGATCCTTGCCTCTGTGAACCTCACAGGACACGAGTCCACGCCAAAACGTGCTCTTGATGAAGTCTTTTACATTCTTCTCCGTCTTGATGAAACAGTACGGATTAAACTTCGTCCCGAGGGAGACGGACCTGCCATCCTCGGCACGACCAAAAATTCTGATCGTAAATTGATCATCTTGATCCTGGCCGTCCCATGCGACAGCCTGGAACTGCACCATTCTTATCGTTTTAATGGTTGACTTTTCTATCTATAGACCACTTCTAGAATATGATATACAAAGTCGGACAACCATAAGACTGAAATTGGATTTTGCGCTTTTATAGCCAGACCTGCCATAGACCCTGATATTATCATCTGTGGAATATCAATTTTAGGGTCAAATAAAGTAAAGCATCTCCCTGATTCCTTGACGAACATTTTCACGAGCCAGAAGTAAGTCACTCCAGCTATCCCAGCAAGCCATATAGGCATGGGCCATGTAACGGTTCGCGTGGTCCATATTAACACTACCGCCCCTATAATCAACATAAGATGAAAAAAAGGCGCCTTGCGGTCAGAAACTTCTTTAATATGGGTTCGAGCCTCCCATTGTCTCTTTACATGCATTATAAACGCAATCACAAGAAACGCAATTTCATATGGGTTTCTTGAGTTTGTGAGGAGATAGAGTATTGCCACATCGAGTGTGAGCTCGACTGGCCAATAGCTCATAGGCTCCATTAATTATTATAATTATTTAAATACCAGTAGACCCGAAACCTGCCACACCACGCTCAGTCACAAGCCCCGTGTTCTCAGATGGTGCCTCGACCACCTCGGGCGTGACGCACTGCTCAAGAATCAGTTGGGCGATGCGGTAACCAGGGCGGATGACGAATGGCTGGTTGACGTCCAGGTTCTGAAGAACCACCTTGACCTCACCTGTGTAATCTGGGTCGATGACACCCGCCAGAGTGTCCAGACCGTGCTTCACGGCCAGTCCGCTGCGAGGTGCAACACGTCCATAAGTTCCTGGCGGGAGACTGACCGTGATTCCCGTCGAGACGACCACGCGGCGACCAGGGAGTACGACGTAATTGTCAGTGCTGAACAGGTCATAGCCAACGGCACCTGGGGTTGAGCGCGTAGGCAGAATTGCATGAGGTACCAGCTTGGTGACATTGAGTGCCATTGTACTTTGTAAGAGGTTGTTTTCTTTATTAAAAACAGACCTCTCTTACAAGTAAATGGCCGTAAAGTCTCTACTGCTCGATATTGACGGCGTTCTCGTGCGTGACCGCCTCTTGCTCGAGCACGTCAAGGACAATTGCGTCCGCTACGTAGCCTCCAAACTCCCAGAGGCCAAGAACCCACGCCAGGTGAACGAGATCCTGTATATGACGCACGGACACACAGCTCGTGGACTCTCAAAGGCTTTTCAACTGGACGTGAGTGATTTTAACGACAAGGTGTACGACAAACGTCTTTTGGACCACCTAGCCGAGGTTTTGTACAGTACCGACTTTCAGCTCGAGGCCAAGGAGATCCACGAGTTTACCCAAAAAGGTTGGGATGTCACTCTCTTCACAAACTCCCCGGCCGTATGGGGTGGACGTGTAGCCCGTGCCATAGGAGACAATATCTGGCTCAACTGTCCGGGAAGTGACCTAACAGAATCTCCCCTAAAACCAGAAGCGGCGGCTTTCCAAGACTTTTCAAGGGCCAAGTCACACGTTTTCGTTGATGACTCTTTGAAAAATCTAATGACTGTTAGATGGATGCCAAACTGGCACCCTATCCATTTTTCGGACGCGAATGAAAGCACGTGGTGTCCAACAATAAACTCAATATGGGAACTGGGCATCTTCATTGACACAGCCGACTTTCTTATGGAGAGGCATGAACATAATTTTTTATAAATAAACTATATGAAGCTACAGGATATTATCATCGTGGGGTTGATTTTGGCAATCCTCATAGTTTTGATATTGAGAAGAAATCAGAGTTCTTATTTAGCAAATGTCTCGAGTCCAGCCCGTGCTTCCGACCCGGTTAAGATTTATACAGGAAGGAACAACACTGGAACGAGCGCGAGTTTTTCGACTGCGGGTTCCTATGTTTTGACGACCCAGAACACGGGTGTGGGACCGAGTGCGGTATCGTCGATACAAGTGGCGCCAGGGTGGTTATTCGAAGGTTTTCCAAATTCGAATTTTACAGGGACGAAAGTAGTTTTCACATCATCAAATGCGACGACGTATGCGGATAAGTTTGCTGGTAAGGCCAAGTCCATTCGTGTTACATCAACTGCCGCACCTGCACCAGTACGCGCACCAGTACCCGCACCAGTACGCGCACCTGCACCGGTTTCAAATGTTTCAAATGTTTCAACCGTCTTCACGCCAGTACCCGCACCAGTACGCGCACCTGCACCGGTTTCAAATGTTTCAAATGTTTCAACCGTCTTCACACCAGTACCCGCACCCTCTACGATTATTAAAAGCGCGAATTCACCTATTTATAACTATGACAAATATGAAAAAGTTAATTTCACATCTTCAAATGTTATTAGAATCACCGATACATCCGACCCCGAACAGTGCGCATCAATGTGCGACTCGGAAAGTGCTTGTTCGGCGTTTAAAGTGCCTACTGGATTAGGAAGACTATTAAGTCCGATTAATTGTACGTTACTACAAGGAGAATTAGCAGGTAGAGAGGATACAAATTATATAAATACGTACCTAAAGAAACCTTTACAAAAAGGACCAAATGTACCTGATGTCCGAACCGTCCCTCCAGGTGGTGACTGTTGGCCAAACAAAATGCATTACAGGAGCTCACTAAACCCAACCCCACTCAACACTCTAAATGAATTATGTAACACTCCAAATCCCCCAAATTTTCTACCAAGTACTGCAACAGGCACGCCTGTACCTGGAACGAACTATACGAAAAATCCTGGAAAGGTTTCTGCAGGTACCTACGTCGGACCCGGAACCTTGGAGGTTTGTATGGATTATTGTAATAATGATGTAACGTGCACTGGATTTTCTACGATAACTGAATTTGAAAAAAGTCCTAGCGGTTCGTGTATTATTTCTAGAGCGTCTTCTAGAATTGATGATGACCCTGAAAGAAACTTTTATGCTAAAATAAATGTACCAGACACATCCACAGTCGTTAATCCCGGTATGATTAAAATGACTGGTGCGGATACAAGTGGACAGGTTAGTATTAACGGGTCCACAAGTATGCAGGGTACTGCTCAACAGTGTATAGATGTGTGTACATCATCTGGTGATTGTGGTGGATTTTCAAGACCTTCTTCGTTGAGCGACTCCGCTGTAGGAACGTGTACTTGGAAAAACACGTCCGACATCTTACCAAGATTCGATCAATCACAACCACCAAACATGACTTGGGATGGTGTGTATGCACTCTCAACGGCAAATTTGTGGAGAAAACAACCCAAGAAAACTTTCATTTCAGGTTTTGACTCGCCATTACTTATTGACAATCCCACTAACCTAAGCGGTCTTATTTAAATATTAAATAGATACTTTTATAAAAACTAATTT